GGCTGTGCTCCGTGAATAAAGAACAGACATGGATGGGGAGGCGTCGGCCATTGGACCGCATGGCGCCCACGACCTCCCGCGAAAGCGACAATGTGCAAATCAAGAAACCACTGGCAGGCCGAACGTCCCCCTTCAGCCCCGCGCTCTGGACGACCCGATGCCGGGGATAACGCGTTGCCAGTGATACTAACTATAGCGCCGACGACTCATTTGGCAAATAGGCCAAGCCCGCTCGGTGGGGTCAGAAAAATCTGACCCTTCCGTATAGCTTCCAGGGCATGAGGATTGCGGCGCGTAGACGGCGCTCGTCGGGACACACGCAAGCAGGGCGGCCTTGCGGCCGCCCTGCAGTGTCCTGAACTGCTGTGGCGCTAAGCGATCAAAGTCCCAGACGTTCCGCGGCTTGTACGAAGCCGACCCAGCGGCCTGTCCCGTCCACACCGCGCATGGCAAGCTCCCGACGCGCCACTGCAAGCGCATCCACATCGCCATGATGCATGGCCAGTAACAAGCGTGTGTCGAGCGTTTGGAACTGGTCGATGAGATCCATGTCGATGCCTTTGCTGGGGTACTTGCTCATGCGTTTTTCTCGTGCGTTGGAAGAAGTCACAGTGACGCTCTGACGGGCGGACACAGCAAGCGAGATCGCACGCGCCAGACAGACAACGGACAGCTCATAACAACGCCGCCTGGCGGTCGTCCCAACTCTTGATGATCAGCTCACCAAACAGGCGATCCCGGTCACCAGGGCTGCCGATGGTGTAGCCAAGCTGCAGCGGCACCAGATCCAAGCCGGCGAAGACGCGCCGGATATCGGGATGATCGTTGATGGAGATCACGGCCTTGCCCTGCAGCGTGCGCACCATGCTGGCCAGACGCTCGTACTCTTCCCAGGGAAAATCGACGCCGTACCCTTCCGTCTGCCAATACGGCGGATCGAGGTAGAACAACGTACCTGGGCGGTCGTAGCGTGTGATGCACTCATGCCACGGCAGATGTTCGATGACCACGTTGGCCAGGCGCAGGTGCACCGCACTGAGTTCTTCCTCGATGCGCAGCAGGTTCAGACGCGGCCCGGTGCCGCTGGCCACGACCCCAAAGGTCTGGCCTTCGACCTTTCCGCCGAAGGCCAGCTTCTGCAGGTAGTAGAAGCGCGCAGCGCGCTGGATGTCGGTCAAGGTTTCCGGACGCTCCATGTGCGCCCACTCAAACATCTGCCGCGACACGAGCGACCAGCGGAACATGCGGACGAACTCATCGAGGTGGTGTCGCACACAGCGATACAGGCAGACAAGATCGCTGTTGATGTCGTTGAGCACTTCCAACGGGGCGGGCCGGGAACGCATCAGCAGTGCGGCCGCGCCGCCGGCAAAGGCTTCGACGTAGGTCTCATGGACGGGGAAATGCGGGTACAGGTGTTTGATCAGGCGGCGTTTGCCGCCCGGCCACGGGATCATTGGACGTGTCATAGGCTCTGAGGCTGTTACAGGATCGGTGCGGATGCCGCCACGCTCGGGAACGATGCAGCGTCGTGGACGACCAGGTCGGCGCAAGAGGGGACCATCGCGCAGGGGTTACGGCCTACTCAGGCGGCCGCTGGCGCGTTGGCAAAATAATGCAGCGCAATGCGCACGCTTCCTCCCGTGAAGTCTCCCCCGGCCGGGGTTAGGACCACCGCCGTGTCCGCGTAGAACGCCTGCGGCCCGATCACCCCCATGTTGGTGCTGCCCGCGCTGATCGACAGCAAGGAGCCGAACTTGCTGGTCTCCCCGGCGATGCCGCAGGCATACGATGCTGCGCCTTTGATCGCACTAACGGTTCTGCACGAGACGCCGAGCAAGATCGCACGGCTCGGGATGAGGGCTGTCGAGGCAACCGACGCCCCCGTGAGCGTGATCAACTCCTCGACGACCTTGAGCTGCGTGGAGGCGCCATGCTCGGTGATGACCTTGACCTCAGCGTTGGCTGGGCTACTGCCACCGAGCGGCACCCAGCCGCTTTGCCCTAGCCGACTCAGGCGGCCGGCGAGGTCCGCATACCAGCCCATCTTTGGTGTGATGAAGATCCACAGCAAGGGGGCCGTGCAGAGTGCAAGCTGCCCCGCACGGCCAACCCATGCCCCTGTCGGCGCATCGCCGATCAAATAAACCTTGCCCTGGTCGGCAGCCGATGTCGCCGGCGGTGCGCTCAGGGTATCGACGATCACGATGTGCGCCACCGCATCAAGCAGCTGCATGGCGGTGTTGAAGGGGATCGAGGGTTGCAGGAGGTTGGCATCCATCGTCGGGATGCCGAGGTTGGGGGTCGTGTCGCTCATGTCAGGTCCTCACGGATGTGGAATCGGCGCCATCGCCGGTGATGAGGTTGGTGCCACACACGCGCACCGTGACCCCGACCGGGACAGCGGCACGCGTGACGGACGTCTGGGTCGTGGTGGAAGTCACGCCATCGCTCCATGTGACCTTGTAGCCGGTGAAATACTGCGAGTTGCGGGCGGCGATCTCTGCACCGATCCGACCGCGGCCGATCCACGAGACCGTGACCGCGTCCGACGCATCACGCCTTGCAGTGACCATCGACGGCGGCCACTCGGTCTGCGACTTTCGCAGAGCGCTGTAGCCGCGCCAGGGCACCTCATCAGCGACCAGGCCGTTGCTGACGGCACGCACATGCAGCGTTGCAGCCGCCATCCACGATTCCATTTGCAGGAAGTAGGTGTAGTCGTTGAGCAGCACACACACCGCACCGGCAGGGATCGCACCGGTGCTGGTGTTGTAGCGGCCCCGCACCAGGCCGCTCAAGACGTAGGAGCCATCGTCATGGGTCTGGACCTGGTCGAACTGCACGACCGCCCACGCTCCCTCTGGCGTCTGGATCGCCATGCGGTTGCCGTAATTGAGCTTGGCGCTTTGCGTGATCGACTCGGGCGCATCATTCATCGTGATCGACAGGCGCTGATCAGACAGGTACGTGGCGGACTGCTCGGCGAACAGATCGACAGTAGTGAAGCCGACAGACGAGTCGACCGGCGCGGTGACGGTCTGATACACCGATTGTCCGCCATCGATGGAGATCTGGATGGCTGCTCCGTTCCAGCCGGCGCCATCGCCGAGGATGGCAACATAGACCCCGAGCACATCCTGGGTGTCCTTGAGCACAGGCAGATCGAGCACGTACAAGGACGTATCGCCGATCAGACCAGGCGTGGTGCTTGATGGTGGATAGGCCGCCACTCCATCGGCCTGCGCGTCGTAGATGAAGGAGGCTGCCCGACTTCCCTCAAACGACAAAATTCCAGAGTCTTCCATGACGCGCTCAATGCGCAGCCGATGAAACACGCCATTATCGTCCTCGACCCACACCTCGTCGGTGGGCGTCACGTATGCATATTTCAAGGTGGTGTGGAACTGCGCCCGGTCTCTTTCACCCCACGCGATCTTGAGCCGGCGCAGCGCGATGCTGGCCAGATCGTCGGGCGGTATCGTCATCGGCAGTTCTTGACTCGACTCGGAGGTGGCCTGGATCGTGCCCACACGCCGCTCGGCGAACTGCGTGTTGGTCTGATAGCCGAGCGTCGGATCGAATGCGGTGAGCGAAAGCTTGCGCAACAGCGTGGTCTCTTCCACACGCTCAATGTTGAGCGGTGCGTCCTCCTCAGCGTGTGCCTCGACCAGATCCTCGTAGGCGATGGTGGCCACCGGCCATTGGCCGCGCCTGACAAAATGGATGCGCTTGTCGAAGTCGGCCACATCGAACAGGTAGGCCATCTGCATCGGCTCGATCGCCTTGACGGCGGTGGTCTCCGACGCCAACCGGTAGCCGGACATCTGCACGCTCGCCAGGCTGGACAGATCGAGAGATTGTTCATCGACGCCGACCTGTGCTGCGATTTCCTGGATCTGCGCGGCGATCGAGGCGTTGCCCAGACGCCCCTGCAGCCAATGCCCGCGGGGATAGTTGTTGTGGTCGGCCCAATAGTAGCCAGCGGATTGGCGGCCATTCCACACCCGCTCGTTGGGGAAGTTGGGGAACGGGCGAACATCCCAGGTCCAGGCGACCATGTTGGCTGCATCCAACATCTGGCCGCCGTTGTCGCGCCAGTACTCGATCATCGCGCGGTAGTAGGCGTATTGCGCCGCATCGTCGCGGGCACCGGTCGAGAAATACGGCAGCGATGACTCCGAGGAACTGGCATCGAAGAACACGTTGGGTTGATTCGGCCCGCGGTTGATGGCCGGACACCCGTATTCGGTGAACCAGATCGGCTTGGATGTGGGCACCCACGCGGTCGGGGTTGGCTGACGCACACCGTCGATGCGGTTGAAGTGCCGATGACTCCAAAAGCTGCGGATGTCCTTCTGGCGATAGACCCAAGGCTCGCCATAGGCGCCATCGGTGATGTTGACCTTCACGTTGTTGGCGCGATCGGCGTAATACCAGTCGAAATACTCCCCGCCCTCGATGTTGGATTTCAGGTAATCGACGTTGTAAATCAGGCTGCCGCTTTGCTCTTGCCTGACATCGGCGATGGGCAGGTAGTTGTCGATCCCGATGAAGTCGATCGCCGCATCCGCCCACAAGGCATCCATGCCGAAGATCAGATCGCGCCCGTACTGTTGCCCCTTGTACTCGGTCCAGTCGGCCGCATAGCCCACCTTGCAGCCTGGCATGGCGGCCTTGCAGCGTGCGGCCAAGGCACGTAGATGGGTCACCGCGCGGCAGCTGGTGCGCGCGTCGCGCACCTTCGTCAGCCCGACCAGCTCCGAGCCGATCAGGAAGACATCCACTCCGCCGGCCTGCTGGCAAAGGTCGATGTAGTGACTGATGAACCGATTGAACCCGTAGTCGCGGGTGAAGAACGTATCGACCTGCGCGCCGGCAGCGCTTGTGCCATCGGGTGAGCCGGCCACGCCATAAGCCGGGAAGCAGGTGATGCGCCCACGCCAGGGATTGACCGGCTGCCGCGCCCCAGGATCGTAGGGATTGGGCTTGGTGTTGGACGCGGGGATGTCCATCATGATGAAGGGATAGAAGATCACCCGCTTGCCGCGGGATTTCAGGAACGCGATCGCCTCGATGATGGACGTGTCCGATGGCGTGGACCCATAGACAGGCCGTTGTCCGTGCGCGCCGGCGCCGGTGATCATCCACACCCGCCCGCCATCGCCGTTCCACCGGGACCCATTGACCTGCCATTGATTGGCGTTGCCGCCGCTCCAGTAGATATGCCCCCATTCGTCGCCCTTGGCCCATCCAGGGAGGATCTCGCACTGATCGGCGCGCAGGTCGGTGCCGAACCACGACACCACCAGCGCCACCGTCGTGCAATGGGGCAGCGTTCGGTCCAGCAGATCCATGGCATTGGCGATATCGGACTTGCCGTTATTGGCCAGGAAGTTGAACTGCGTGGGTGCGTTGAATTGAGAGCCCAGCCGGGCCAGGTGTCGCGTGGTGGCGTAGAGGAATTCGCCGGTGGCCGGGATCAAGGTGACGGCGCGAATACCGTTCAACACCGGATCGTCGACACGTCGGATGGTGCGGCTGACAACGAACTCATACTGCGGAACAGCACCCAGCAGGTCCGTCAGGTCATCGCTCTTGACCACGATGTAAGCCAGTCCCCGAAAGGCGGCCACATTGCCGACGCCTTCCACCGCCTCGATGGTCGGATCTGGCATCTGCGATTCGGACCCGACATACAGCGCTACCCGGCTGGCCCATTCTTTCGAGTAGGCGACATCGTCGAGCGAGGCGCCTGGGTCAGCGGTATAGACCACCTTGCCGTTGCGCTTGATGATCAGGAAGGTGTCGATCTCGCCCAGGCACACGCCGATCGCATAGCTGCGAAAATACTGATAGCTGGTCGTGGTGGTGCCGCCACCACCGCCCTTGCCGCCGGACTTCTTCTTGATCTGCTTTTCGACCAGCTCCGAGGTCCAGATCAGATTGCCGCTGCACGGAAAGCTGCCGGACCCTTGCGCAATGGTTCCGCCAACCGTGCTGGTCTGGTTGGTGACATCGGTCAGCCGCGGGGTGTTGACGTGGGTGGTGATCGTGGAGGCCGCCAGGCCCGCACCGATCGAGAACCCCCAGGCGATGCCGGCGGGGTTTCCGCCGCTGGCAAAGTACCCGACGACGGCGCCGACGACACCGCCCGCGAGTTGTCTTGCAGATCCGCCCATGGTGTAAAGACCTTCAGGATGTTGGAGACAGTGACCTCATCGATGCCGCACTCGACCACGCGGCCCAAGTCGGCATCGGTGTGGATAAGCGAGACCCCGCCATAGGCGTAGTCGCCGACCAGCCCCACGTGCCGCGCGACGCGGCCGCCGGTGGTGGTCATTGCCAGCACCTCGCCCACACGCAGGTCGCTAAGCGCAATGGCAGGACGCTCAAGGCGAGGGGGTGCGCCGAAGGCGCATTGCAGATGCTGTTCGAGCAGCCCGTTGTGAGGGTGCGTGGAGTAGCCGCGATAGTCGTAGGGGAGCTCGTAGGCCAGCAGCAGCAAGCCAACGCAATCGATCCCCACATGCCGATTGCGGCCCTGGTGCACCCATGGCACGCCGAGCAGGCTGCGGGCCATTGCGATGGCCTCGGCAGGCGCCCTCATGTCTTGGTTTTCACATAGGCACCTGGGACCATCAGCGCCGCCTGCGCCACGGGCGTCAGATGCTCGCCGCGGAAGCGCAGCAAGTTGCCGCGCGCCTTGCAGGTGAGATGCGTTTTGTCGCAATCGCGACGGATCCGAAACCGATCCCCGGCGTTGATGGGGAACGGCATGGTGAGCGAGAGATGGATGCTGGAAGGCGCATAGGCCTCCACTTCCATCTGCGCGCCCGCGTTCTGGCCCGATTGCCACTCCAGCACGCCCGGTGCGAAGTCGCCCGCCACCTGCGATAGCCCTGCCGGGACAAACAGGCGCAGGGGGTCGCTGCCTGGCTGCGCCACGCTCCCGGCGAACCACTCAAACGGCATCCCACAGCGCCCATCCCCATACTGCGCACGACAGGTCAATGACCAGACCGGATTGATGGTCTGATCAAGCAGGCGGATCAGGCTCTTGAAGGCCACTTTCCACCGCCGCCCCGTGACCGCCGCGCGCCCGGTCTTGCCGTACCCGACGATCTCATGGCCCATCCCGAGGTCCATGTAGTTCACGCGGTAGATCGTCACGTCCGCGTTGTCCAGGACACCGGCCTGCACGTCACCGATGGTGATGCCGCTGTCGCTGGCATACCCGGTCATATCCGTGTTGTCGGCGCTCAGTTCCGAGGAGGCTTCATAGGCAGCCGGATAGAAGCCGTTGTCGCGCGTGTAGGTGACCGTGTGCAGGCCATCGTTGTAGATCACCGTGTCGTCCAGGCTGGTGAACCCCAGTACCCGGCCGGCAAAGGCGCCGGCACAGACCACCTTCAGCAGGATGCAGGTCGTTGTCGTGTCCTGCGCAAGATGCTCGCGCAGCAGCAGCGGGATGTCTTTCACCGCCGCACCTCCAACAGCTCGATCTCGGCGGTGGCCACGTATTCGTCTCCACTCCGGTTGCCGATCGTGAAGGCGTTGTAGTCGCTGTCAAAGCGCACCCAGACATCGAACTCCCCGCTCCATGTGTAGGGACCATTGCCCCACGCCGTGGCCGGCACGAACAGGCCGACGGAAGTGTCCAAGGTGCCGGGGACCGGGTTGGCAAGGTGGTCGTACACCGTGGCTGCGCCCGCGACGGGTGCCTGGATCTTCCGCGGCGTGGAGACCGGGCCTAGCGGATAGGTCTTGATCAGTTGCACCGCATCGCGTGTGCCGGCCGTGGGATACACACGCTCTGCGCGCGCGATGAAGTCGTTGTAGTCCTTGAACCGGAACGCGTAGAGGCGGCCTCGGGCCGCGTTGAACGCGGCCAGGATGTCGTTCCTGGCCTCTTCGCGGAAGTTGAGATATTGCGCCTTGAATCGGTAGCGCGGGTAACGCCACTGCCCGTTGCGCTGCTCCTGTCCGTTCTCCAGTGGGACGATGCGGGTGCTCCACTCTGGTCCCCCCGAAAACCCAAAGGCCACCAGATCGGAGAGACGTGCGTCGATATAGGTCATGGTCAGGAGATGGCTCTGGCGGTCTCGCGCGCGGTGGCGCGGGCGATCTGGTCCGGTGTGCGTCGATCGGGTCGACCGCTCACCTGGACCGTCACGTACTGCTGCAGCGGATGGCGGGTCTTGCCGTCGTGACCGCCAGACACCTCGGTGCGTGGCTGCACGCGCACCACCTGGCCTCCCATGACCACCCCGCCAGTGTCATCACCGCGGTCGCCCAGGCGCATCGACTCGACCACCGACACCCCGCCAGCACGTGCCACGTCGCGTTGCGACCAGACCACTTCGCCCTTGTGCACGATGCCGGCCGGCTGCTTGACGCCACCGGGACCGGTATAGCCCCCGGCATCGAAGCCCCAGCTGCCGGAGAACAGATCGACAATGCTGCCGGTGGTGCCACCGCCACCGGTGACGCCACCGAGCAGGCCGGTGATCATTTTCTTGGCGGCGATGCGCGCCAGATCCGAGATAATCGAATTGGCCAGCTCCGAGAAGGAGAGCTTGCCGGTCTTGACGAAGTTCCCGATGACATCCTCCAGGCCGGTGAAGACCGTGGAGAACAGCGTGTTGGTCAACTCCGCCGTGTTGGCTGCCTGGGCGGCATAGTCCTGGAAGGCGCGGATCGCGCCATTGCTCCAATCTGCCAAATACTCCTTGCGCGCCTGCTGATAGGCCGCTTCGCGCTCCAGCGCATCGGCATAGAAGCTGTCCAGGGCGGCAAGCTGCTGGGCGTACTGCGCCTTGGTGTAGCCGGCCCCCTGATTGGCCGCGGCATTGCGATCGTTGAGATCGGACAGGCGACGGTCGTAATCCTGCTTGAGCTGGACCTGCCGGCGCAGTTGCTCCACCGCATCACTGCCGTGGCCGATCCCGAGCAGATCGGCGGCGTTGCCCTGCTGCTGCGTGGTGATGGCCTCGCGCAGCTCCTTTTGCAACCGCAGCATGTCCTCGGCGGCCTTCCTGGCCGCCTGCTGGGCCGCCAGCGCATTGCCTTGGGCCACCGCCTCATCGAGCAGGGCGCGCACGCGTCTGCGCTCCTCATCGTTCAACTTGCTCTTGGAGGAGGCCAGCTCCGTGTTGGCCGACACTTGCAGTTTTTGGGCAGCGTTCATGTCCTGCGTCAAGCCCATCTGCTCTTTGTCCAGCGCGATCTGCTTCTGGATGCGGTCGATGATTGAGGCGTATTGATTCTCCTGCTGCTTGGCGTCGGACAGGCTCGCGCGCGTTGCGGCGGTGTTGGCTTTTTGCTGTTCCTTCCACTGCTCCTCGGCGGCCACGTCGGCCTTCACGAACTCACGGCGCTTGATGAAATCGTGCTGCTGCTCGGGCGTGAGTACCTTCCACGCCGCGGCGAAGGTGTTGGTGCCGGTGGCCTCCATGTACTTCTTGGCCTCGGTGGCCAGCCACGCCTGGTACTCGCCCTGCTCGCGCTTCAGGCGCGCGACCTGGCGCGTCCAGATCTCGTCGGTGCCGGTCTGGCTGATCTTGCGCAGTGCGTCGGCGACATCCAGCGCCTGGCGCTGGATGTCGCTCAGGCCGGACAGCACCTTGGCGAACTGCACATCGTCGGCCTTGCGTGCGGCCGCGCGCAGCTTCTCGAAGACGGCCGGGTCCAGCGAGGCGCGCAGGGTCGATTCCAGCGCGAGGAACGTCGCGCGCACCGGCGCGACCTGGTCCTGGAACTTCTGCAGCTCGGCCTGGGCCTTCTGCAGGCCCTCGTAGTCGGCGCTGATCCGCAGGCCGGCCCCTTCGCGGGTCGAGGTCTGGGCCTGCTTGATGCGGCCCTGGTAGTTCTCCACGGCCGCCTGGAGCGCCTTGATGCGCTCCTCGTTCTTCTTCATGGCCTGCGCGCAGGTGTTCCATTGCTCAGCCAGGTCAGCGATCGAGGTCTTCCCCTTGCCGTACTGCTCGACGGTGTCCTGCATGGACAGGCGCAGCAGGTCCAGGGACTTGATCTGCTGCTGGTACTGCGCACGCGCCTGCTCGGAGGTGCGCACCAGATCGCTGTAGGCCACGGCCACGCTGCCGATGGCGATCGCCGCGGCACCCCAAGGGCCGCCAGCAAGGGCAAGCAGGCCAGACCCTGCGCTCTTGAGCCCACCGGACACCATGCCACTCACGCTCGATGCGGCCCCGGCGGCCGACTCCTTGGCGCGCGCCCCAGCCAAGCCGGTGGTCGCCACCGTGGCGGCCTCCTGGGCCGCAATCAGGCGGCCCTTGGCCGTGATCGCGGCAGCGTCGGCGCGTGTACCCGATGCCACCGCGGCGTTGTACTCGGCCTGTGCGCGGGCAAGGTTGCGCTGGGCCACCACCGCCGCGCCCTGCGCCTGGCCCTGTGCTCGCAGGTTCGCCGACAGCGTCGCGGCCGTGGCCTGGTGTTCCAGGGTGCGCTCGGCGGCTTCATGGGCTGCCGCGGCCACCGCCCGTTGACTGCTGGCCGTCTCCCTCCCCGCTGCCGCCTGCGCCTGCCAGGCCGTTGCCAGGCGCACCGAGTTGCGCGCCTGCTCGACCTGCAATGCGGCGTCCTTGGCCCGCTCACGCGCCAGGTTGGCCACTTCGGCTGCCTGGGCTGCCGATGACACACGCTCGGCTACCGGCGCAGCAACTGCGCCGTAGGCGGTCCTGGCACCGGTCCCCAACAATCGCCCTGCGATCACTCCTGCGGCAATGGTCGCCGCGCCCGCCACCTTGTCCAGGTGCTCGGACATCAGCCGAACAGAGGAGATCGCCGCATCGCTGAAGACCCCGCCGCTGGCCTGGGCCTTGAGCGTGAACCACGCCGAGGACAAACGATTGAGCTCGGCATTGAGTCCCTTGGCGGCCTCTTCGGCGCCGCGGCCGGTCTGGCGCAGCGCCTCGATCATCGCCGGCAGGTATTTCTGTGCGTTGAGGTCACCGTCCTGCAGCAGCTTGTCGAACGACTTGCCGGCCAGCGCGGTGCCCTGGTTCATCTTGGCAACGGCCTGCATGAAACGCGGCACGATGCCGGGAATAGCCTCGCCCAGCTGCTGGCGCAGCTCTTCGGCCTGGAATTTCCCCTTGCTGAAGGACTGGCCCAATGCGGTCGTGGCTCGTCCCATCTGCTCGCTGCTCAGGTGCAGGACCGTGGCCGAACGCGACAGCTGCCGGAACAACTCTTCTTGATCGCGCAGCGCGATGCCATTGGCGCTGGCCGAGGCCGACATGCTGGTGAAGCTCTTGGCCGCCCCCTCCAGATCCAGCCCGAGGTCCTTGGCCGTCTGGGAGACGAAGGCATAGGCTTTATCGGCAACCGCCGCCGATCCCGTGGCCCCCTGTAATCCATAGTGGATCTGCTGAATCGCTTTTTGCGCATCGATCAACGAGCGCACACCACCGGCCACGGCCTGGAATCCGACAAAGCCGGCGGCCGCTTGTTGCAGGCCGGCGATCGAGACCGCCGTCTGCGCGGCGTCCTTGCGGATCGCCGCCAGACTCTGCGTGGTGACGCGGGCCGAGTTGATCATCTCGGCGCGATAGGCCGCGGTGTTGGCCCGAAGCAGGACCTCGATGGTGGCCGCTGTGGAGGTCATCGCTGTTCCAACAAAAAAGGGCCATCAATGTCGATGGCCCCTGCGGGGGTGGAGGAAGTGAGCAGATCAGGTCAGTCGAGCGCGTTGCGCCGTGCGGCGGCCTGGAACAGTTCGATCAGTTGCTGGGAGCGCGTCGCCGCATCGTCAACCGATACGGCCGGCTTTTGCACCAGCATGAAATCCTGCGCGCAGGTGTCGTTGCCATGAACGCGCGCCAGGACATCGGTCAGCTGCGCGATCATGTTCTGCAGCGATTGGTCGAGCGGTTCGATCCCGGCGAAGGCGTACATCTCGGTCAGCTGACGGGACGTCAATCCTGCCAGCAGGTGATCCGGATGCGGGTAGCCCAAGCGCCAGGCGATGCGAAACTGCAGCCGGCGCTCTGGCCGGCTCAGGATTTTTTTTCCATCACCTCCATGGCCGCATCGCCGAGCGCGTTGAGTTTTTGTGCCGCCCGGAACACCCGATCCAGCGCCGATGCGGACTTGGCCCCAAGTTGACCGACTTCCTTGTCGGTAAACAACCGCACGCCTTTTTCGTCGACCATGCACAGTGCAACGAAGCGGGCGCGGAAATCCTCCATCTTTGTCTTCTCGCCACCGTAGGTATCCTGCTCCCACTGATCGCGATCGCTTGCCGACATCGTGGAGATACGCACGGTGCCGCCCCACTCGGTGATCTGGAGGTCTTCGGTTTTGCGGTCATCGGCGGCCAGGATCTGGCTCTTGGATAGCAGCGTCATGGATCAGCCTCCCGTCGGCAACGTGACCAGGGTGAAATTGCGCGGGAGCAGATCCGCGGTGAACGTCAGCACCTGATTGGTGCCGCTGGTGACGTTGAATGCGGACACCTTCGCCACGAAGGTGGCCGCATCGCCCGAGGGCAGCACCATGAGAAAAAACAGGTCAGCACTCGGTGCAGCGTCGCGCAGGATGTCTTGCCCGGCCGAGGTTCCGACCGGCCAGCGCTGACCGGACACCTGCACCGCCTGCCCGCCGGACAGACCCGGGATGTTCTCGATCTGCTTGGAGCGCAGATTGGTGGCATCCAGCGCGTTCGCTTGGCCGCGCCCGAACGGGAAGCCGGTGACACCATCCACCTCGGTGTAGCTGGTGGGGTTGTTGGGCGCGCTCGGCACTGCACCCGCTTTGACGTAGAGCGCAGCATCCTGCGCCGAAATGGCCTTGTTATCGGTCACCCTTGCCTCCTCATGATGAAAACAAAAAGGCCACCTCTCGGTGGCCGTCGAATGGCTCAATCGTTCGGGTCACGCCCAGACAACAACGTCGAAGCTGACCCGGTGCAGCAGCGTGTCTTGCTCGTAATCGTCGGGGTTGTCGGTGATGTCCCCGACTTTCAACGCGCCCGGCAAGGCGAGCTTGATGCGATCAGCGAGTAAGCGCACAGCCCCCTTTGTCGGTCCCCATACGTCGACCTGAAACGTGCCGCGCTCGCCCCCTGCACCGGAATGCAGCGTCGCGTGCAGCCGCCCGCTCGTGCGTTGATAGGTCACATACAGCGCCGGCGGGTTGCGCGCCGGACGCGCATAGACGTCATCGGTGATGGTTCCGATCACCTCGACCAGGCGCTCGTCCAGACTCATCGCCGTGTCCTGCGCAGTTCCAGTGCCACTGCCTCGGCAATCGCATCACGCATGGCCGTCATCGCCTCCTCGGTCTTGCTCTCGGCCGCCGGCCGCATGAAGGGCCATGCCGCCATCTTGCTGGTGCCGTACTCACCGAACTTGCCGTAGAACGCCGATTTCGGCACCTCAACAGCGAACCGGATCCAACCTTGCTCGTCGCTTCGCTCCCGTGTGCGGATCGCGCGCCGCAACCGGCCGCGTGCGACCCTGACGCGCGCACGCGCATCGTTGCGGATCACCATCGCGCCCTGCCGCATGCCCTTGCGCAAGGCGCGGCGCGCGGCCGGCTCTGCAAGTTGCAACAGCGCCTGTTCCAGCTCGGACAAGCCCAAGATCTGAAGATCGAGGTCAGCCATTGGCCTTCGGCAATGCCGCCATGAGGGTGAGGTGATCCCGACCGGACGCATCGGGCAACACTGCCGTGATCACATATACCTGTCCGTCGTGCTCCACGCGCATGTCGCTGGTGACGCCAGGCAGATACGGGATGTCGATGCGTGCGATCAATTGCGCCTGATCCGCACCGGATGCGATGAACTCTTTGCCCGACAGCGCCACCACTTCTGCCGGCACCTCTTCCAGCCATGTCTGCCAGAGCTGGACCGCATCGCCGAAGCCGTCCTTCACCGTGGCCACTGCCAACAGCGCGATGCGCTGCCGGTACTTGCCCGCGCGCCTCATGGCATCACCCGCCGGAACGGGAAGAGCAGGCGGGACACGGCGGGGTTCTCGCTCAGCCCCTGGACCGATGCCTCCCGATTGGCGTACAGGTCACCGACCAGCAGCAGGATCGCCGCTCTCAGCGCCGCCGGGACCGGACCCGGCCTGGTGGTGAACAGCACCGGCCAGTCCCCGTCCTGGCTGGTGACCTGGGCCGGCTCGATCGGCAGCGGCGATCGGCCCGCACCGACGGGCGTCCACGCATAGGACGCCAGCGCCAGCGCGTAGCCGGTCTGCTGCTCGACGACTTCCCGCCCAGCAGTGATAAAGGCGGCGATCAACGCATCGTCAGCATCGTGCAGCACGACCAGATGCGTCTTCGCATCCACCAGCGTGACCGGCTCTTCGGTGGCGGCGGTGATCAGCTGTAGCATCGCTCAGTCCGCATAGGTCAGCGCGGCCGGGTGGGTGTCGATATAGCCGGCTTCCTGCAATGCCTGCGCCCGATCGGCCGGCACTGCGATCCGTTCACCTGTGATGCCGAGGAAGCTGGTATGCAGCACCAGCGCCGGCACCGTCGCGGTGTCCTGGCTTGCAAGGTCGTTGTCGTGGGGGGTGTCGGCGGCCGCCTCAGCGGTGATCGCGCTCTTGCTCTTTGCCATGTGTCTGCCCTCGAGCGCGGGCCGCGCCAGGCGGCCGGCTTTGGTGTGTGTGGGGTGTTACGCCGCCGCGCCGTGTTGGAACAGCTTCACCGCCCCGCCGACGTCGATGAGGTTGCCACCGGACCGCATCCAGGCCAGGAAGCCCACCTGCCCCTTCTTGACGTAGGCCGAGTCGTTGAAGCGAAACAGGGTGATCGCCATGACGTCGCGGATCTTGTAATAGCTGAAGTCGCCAAACGCGATCGACTTGGCCAGGGCAGTCGGCGAAGGGACGTGCTGATTGATCTGAATGTTGCGATTGAGCAGGCGATCCGGTGCGCCACCGGGATTGCCCTGCTCATAGCCGGGCACAAAGATCGGACGTCCCTGTGCATCCTTGAGCTTGCGCAACAGTTTCAGCGTGTCGTCGTGGAACATCCACTGCGCGTTCGCCCGATAGGCCGGATCGACGCTGTGCTCCAGATCCACCAGATCGTCGTAGGAGATCGCAGGCGTGGCCGCGACCGCACCGATCTTCCCCACCGTGGCCGCGGTGATCGCACCCATCGGCTGGCCGTTGCCGGTGCCGACGGTGTAATGACGGTTGGTCACGCGCCCCAGGCGCATCTGCAGGCGTTGGGTGATGAAGCCGGCGATGTCGGCGGTCGTGTCCTGCAGCAGTTCCCATGGGACGGTCACGACCTTGGAGCTGTACTTGTAGACCGGCAGGCCCTTGGTGCCGAAGCTGATATCGGCATCGCTGGCCGACTGATTTTCGGCCACGATCTCGCCCTCCTCAGAGGTGCCATCGCTGGTCGGATATTGCATGGGTTCGCCACCAGCGGTGCGGATGATGTCGGCCACCTGGCGCATGCCGCCATAGGCTTTGAGCGCATCGAGAATCTGTCCAGCGAGCGTGGTGGGCACGGTGTAGCCACCCTGCTCCGGGGTGAGGGCCGGGTTGCCGGACATGGCCGCGTTGATCTGCCTCCAGTCCTCGGCCGAAAGGCCGCCGTCTCCACGACGCGCCCACTTGTCGAACAGCAGCATCTCCCCGGACGGCGCCTTGCGCGGCGGGTCGGACACCGCGTGCTCACGCACACCGGCTTGGTGCAGATGGGCTTCAGCGGTCAAGTCCATCAGCCGCTGGTGGCGATCGATCGCCGCATCGATCCGTTCGATCTCGGCAATGTTGGCGTCGTACGCCTGCTGGTCCTGCGCACTCCAGGCGTTGCCGTTGCCCGTACTGGCATCCAGCAGGTTGCGGGTTTCCTTGGCCAGCGCGTTGCGGCGCTCCCGCTCGGCAGTCAAATTGAAGCTCATGTCATGTTCCTTGTGGGCATAAAAAAGCCGCCTGTCGGCGGCGGCGGTGTTCAGGTGGAAGCCGCTTAGGCGGGGATGCGCTCCAACAGCGCCAGGCGCCGTTCCAGCGCGCGTCGCTGCGCGGCGACGGCCGTGTCCTGCTCTGCAGGGCTGGCAAGCGGGGTGGGGGCGTTCTGATAGGCCGACAGGTTCCAGTGGTTGCTTGCCGTCTTCTTACCGACCACCTCGACCACGCGATCGGCAAAGCCATGCGCCTTGGCCTCATCTGCCGTAAACCACGTCTCGGCGTCCATCCACTGGACGATGTCGGCCAGTGCCTTGCCAGTGCGACGCGTGTAGTCGCCGGCCAGGCCCTCATCGATCTTGCCCAACAACTCGCCGGTCTTGGACAGATCGGCCTTGTTGCCGACGGCGATGGTCCAGGCGTTGTGGATCATGAAGCTGGCACCTTGGGTGATCTCCACCTCGTCGCAGGCCATGCAGATCCCGGTCGCAGCCGAGGCCGCCAGGCCATCGACATGCGCGATGACACTCGCGCTGTGCTGGGCAATGGCCGTCATCATGGCGCGCGCGGCGAACACGTCGCCTCCAGGCGAGTCGATCCGCAGGTGGATCGTCTGCGCATCGATGCCGGCCAGCGTCTTGGCAAACGCGGTCTCGTCGATGTCGCCCCACCATCGGCCAATGACGCCATGCAGGTAGAGCGTGGCCGTACCGTCGGCCAACTCGGCGCGGATCGGCGTGCAGGCGCGCGCGTTATCGCGCGCCAGCTGCAGCAGCTTCGGGATCGTCATGGTCTTCCTTCTTCTCGGGGTCTGGCGTGCTTGCTGGCGCGGCCGTCTCGCTCGGGCGGTACAGCGCATCGCCGCCGGCGACCGGCGGGGG